CTACAGGCAGCCAATACTGTGACTGCTTTATAGTGATGCTTTCATAATTGTTGAAAACATTTGTTGTCAAGGTTCAGTTTTTGGCTACGAGTTTTATTTTCGTAGCAAGGTTCAGTTTTTGGCTACGAGTTTTATTTTCGTAGCAAGGTGCTCTGGCTACTGAAAAGTAGTCGGGGATTTTTTCTATCATATCTAAAAATTAAGCGCTTATCATATATTCAGATTGACAGTGAAGTAGTTGCTAAAGAATATCCAGATAAGGTGATGCATTTGAGAAAATTGCAGGTATAGGACAACTGATACAAAGAATATGTTGGAAAAGAGGTGAGCATTATGGTGAATCAGTCAGTAATAGATTCCAGTGTTGATCTGGAGCAGTTAAAGGACATTGAGGATTTAATTCCTGATATGGATAAAGCTATTTCTGAGAAAGTGGAAACTTTTCTGGATAAATCCGGCGATCAGCCGTATGCTCACATGAATGAAGGATATGTGGTGGTCGTGGAGATGACAGGAGAAATGGATGCCACAGATGCCATTAGTGATTATCTAAGAAAAAGAACGGAGTTGATGTATTAGATGCAAGTCTTGAAAAAAATATCTTGCGAAGCTACAGATGTTATGTTAATGTGAAGTCAGGGAAAATGAATGTGATACATGGTTTCTGACTTCAAATTCATAACTGTTCAGTACCTTCACAGTTATGAGTCAAAATCCATTAGAAATCGCTTGCAGCGATGGGATTTTGACTTATATGTCTCGGGATTTTGTCATTAACATGACAAAACGCCTCGCGGAATAGTGGAGTGCTGGATTGTGTTGATAATCAATGTGAATAAGTAAGTTGGGAGCGATGTAAAATGGAACAGATGCAAATGAATAAGCCAGATATATACGATGCTGCATTGTATCTTCGATTATCGAAAGATGATATGGAAGAGGGCGGTGCGAAGTCAGAGAGCAACAGCATTGCAAATCAGAGAGAGTTACTTCGGAGCTTTGTAAAAAGCCAGCCGGATATTCAGATCTTTGATATATATGTGGATGACGGATACTCAGGAGGAAATTTTGACCGACCTGAGTTTAAACGAATGACAACTGATATAGAAGCTGGAAAAGTAAACTGCGTGATTGTAAAAGACTTATCCAGATTCGGAAGAGAGTATATAGAAGCCGGGCGATGGATCGAAAAGACCTACCCGGCTTTAAATGTGCGTTTTATTTCAGTTACAGACCAGTTTGACAGTAAAACAGCAGATTTTTCAGAAAAGTCATTTGTTGTTCCAATCAAAAATTTTGTAAATGAAAGCTATTGCCGGGACATTTCCGATAAAGTGCGAAGCCACCAGAAAATCAAACGTGAAAAAGGTGAATTTATTGGAGCATTTGCCCCGTATGGTTACTGCAAAGATTCGGAGAATAAGAACTGTCTGGTGATTGATTCTTACGCAGCGGATATTGTAAGAAAAATATTTTCATGGAAAATTGATGGATTCAGTCTTGGAGCAATCGCTGAAAAGCTGAATGTACGACATGTGCAGTCACCAAAAGAATATAAAAAGGCAAATGGTGAGAATTATAATTCTGGATTTCACAGCTCAGACACACCGAAATGGTCGGCAGTGCAGGTTAAAAGGATTCTGACCAACGAGGTTTACATTGGAAACATGGTACAGGGCAAGCAGGAACGAATCAGCTATAAAGTAAAGCAACGCCTGGATAAGCCAGAATCAGAGTGGGTGAAAGTAGAAAATACGCATCCGGCAATTATCAGGCAGAATGATTTTGATGTGGTTCAGAAACTGCTTCAATATGATGGCAGGGCATCGAAAACATCAGACAGTGCAAACTTTTTTTCGGGATTTGTGTTTTGCGGAGATTGCAAGACACCGATGATACGCAGGGTAAATCAGTATAAGGGGAAGAAAAAAGCCTTTTATATCTGCCAGACAAAAAATAAAGGTGGAGATTGCACCAGACACAGTATTCCGGAAGAGGTGCTGAAAAGGATTGTATTGAAAGAGATTCAGGCATATACGGCACTTTTCGTAGACTATCAGATGATTATGGAAGAACTTTGTGAAATGAAAGTCAGTTACGATCAGGTAATCGGTTATGATACGCAGATTAGTAAGTTGCAGGAAGAATATAACCGTTATTACAGCCTGAAAGCGTCTTTAAGTGATGACTTGAAAGAGGGACTGATCAGTAAAGAGGAGTTCGATGATTTTCGAGAAAGTTACGGAAGAAAATGTGAAGAACTGGAGCAGATGATTGAAAATCAGAAAAAGCTGGTGAAGCAAATGTTTGAGGGTGGAGTGTCTGCAACTGTTCAGTTGGAGGACTGGAGGAAATCACTGGAAATCAAAGAACTGGATCGCACATTGCTGGCACTGACCGTAGATAAAATCTATATTTATGAAAACAAACAGATCAAAATTCATATCCGTTATCAGGATACGATTGAGAAAATGAAAGTCATAAGACGGTTTTATGCAGAACATCGGACAGAGTGTAGGAAAGAGGTGGGATAAATGGCAAGGACAGCAAAAAGATATAAGAAAAACAAAGAGAAGAAAGTTCTTGAGATTCCGGTATGTATGGTTGCGATTTACGCCAGATTATCCGTAGACAGTGATGAAAAAAAGTCAGAATCTATTGAAACACAGGTTACGCTGATAAAAGAATTCATTCAGAAGCACAATGAAAATCCGAGCAGAGAGTATGAAATTGCTGTATATGACATTTATTCTGATTTGGGAAAAACCGGAACAAATTTTGACAGACCGGGATTTGAACGGATGATGAATGATGTCAGGGTAGGTAAAATAAACTGTATTCTGGTAAAGGATTTCTCACGATTTGGAAGAAATTACATTGAAACTGGCAACTATCTGGAAAAGATTTTTCCTTTTATGAAAGTGCGGTTTATTTCTGTATGTGACAACTATGATTCATTTGCACCGGGTGCTAAGAATCAGGAATTATCTATGAATATCAAGAATCTGGTGAATGATGCTTATGCGAAAGATATTTCTGCAAAAGAACGGGCAGCGAAACGTATTGCACAGAAAAATGGTGAGTATGTGGGATCTACAGCTCCATATGGATATTGTGTGGAAAAGATAAATGGAATTTATAAGTTGATTGTGGAACCGGAAGCTGCAAAGATTGTTCGCAGGATTTTTGAAGAATATGCTTCTGGAGATGGTATACAGAGTATTATTGACAGGCTGTTTGAAGATGGGGTACATCGGATTTCGGACTATAACCAATATCATCATGTGTACTGTCAGGACGGAGAAAATCTTCATCAGTGGGGAAATTCTTCGATACGTGCGGTTTTAAATCGAAATAATTATTATGGTGATTTGGTTCAGAGAAAATACGAATCCAGATTTCAAAGAGGTGAAAAATGGTGTGACATATTGGACGAAAGTCAGTGGATTATTACGCCAAATGCTCATGAGCCGATTATCAGCAGAGAACTGTTTGACAAAGCACAGATCAGGTTAAAAGCAGCACAACAGAAAGCAACAAAAACTACAGAAGGATGGGAGGATGATGAAAGAGCATTTTACAATGTATTCTATTGTGGTGATTGTAAGCGGAAAATGTGTACACGTAGATGCAAAGGCAATGTGTATTATTTTTGCAATGCTGCCTGGTATCGGGATGAAAGAAAATGTAGGCAGAAATCTATTTCTGAAGATAAATTGCAGAAAATTGTCCGTTCGGAGCTGACCAGAGAGTTTCAGTTATCTGGCTTACGGAAAAAGGATATGTCTGCTATAAGCAGTGCAGTATTTCTTACCAAAATCAAAGAAATTCAAGCAGAGATTAGAAAACTGGGTGCAGATATGGAAAGACGTTCAGAAAAACTGGCACAGGCATTTATGCAATATAAAGAGGGCGAACTTTCCAAAGAAGACTATATAAAAATGAAAGATGACCGTAATAACTGGAAAGTGTTTTGCGAAGAGAGAAAGAAGTATTTGGAGCAGACCATACGAAAACTGGAAAAACAGCAGAAAGAAGAAGCCAGATTTTTACGAAGCCTGCTGGAGCTGGATGGGACAACCAGAATCAATGCGGAACTTGCAGAAGGCTTGATTGAAAGTATGTATCTATATGGTGATGGCAGACTGGAAATCAACTTCGGGTTTAAGGGGGCGGTAGAACATGAGTGATCAGAAACTGATTATTGGATATTACCGCCTTTCCATGGAAGATGACTCAGAGGGAGAAAGTAACAGCATTATTAATCAGAGAAAACTGGTAAAAGATTATATTTCCAATATTCCTGAACTGGTGGCTATGCCCTTTCAGGAGTTCTACGACGATGGATATTCTGGTTCCAGTATGGAACGTCCGGCAATTAAGCAGGTTCTGGAACTTGCCAGAGAGAATAAAGTGCAGTGTATTGTAGTAAAAGATTTTTCACGTTTTGCCAGAAACTATATTGAGATGGGAACTTATCTGGAACAGATTTTTCCATTCCTGGGAGTACGATTTATTTCTATTTCTGACCGATATGATTCTAAAGATTATAAAGGAAAGAGTTCGGATATTGAAGTACAGTTTAAAGGACTGATAGCAGACTTTTATGTGAAAGATCAGTCCGTAAAGGTAAAATCGGCAGTCAGTACCAGACGAGAGCAAGGCGAATATTGCTGTGGCTCTGCACCTTATGGGTATCGAATCAATCCTGAAAATAAGAAAGAACTGGTGATTGTAGAGGACGAAGCAGAAGTAATCCGTAGAGTATTTGAATTAACCAATCAGCGGTATTCCAAGATGGAGATTTGTCGGTTATTTAATGAAGAGGGGATACTGACTCCCTTGCAGTCCATGAGCAGACGACAGAAATCAGACAGCAAGAAAGCTGCATCAAGAGGACTGCAGTGGACGAGTGATATGATACGGAAGATTGTGGATGATAAAACTTATATAGGCTGTATGGTCTATGGAAAGACAAAGATTCCAGATCCCGGGACAGGGAAAGAAGTACCGGTGCCGAGAAATCAGTGGAAAGTGATGGAAAATCACCACGAGCCGATCGTATCAAAAGAAGTTTTTGAAAAAGCACAGTCCCTTCAGATCAGATACACCAAGAAAAGCAAATTTGACAGGGAAACAACACTATTAGGTGGCTATGTAAAATGCGGGAATTGTCGCAGAAGCCTGACTTCAAGCAGTCCGATTCATGGTCATATTCTTTATAGCTGTGCTTACAGTAAAGGAAAAGAAGATACAGGATGTTTTGCCGGGAAAGCGGATAACAAAATGTTGGAGCATATCGTGCTGGCAGAAATAAAGGCTTACTTACGTCAGAATATCAGCCAAGAACAGATGCAGCAATCCATGAGAAAACAGCATGAGGACAGTATAGAAGCCTATAAGACGGAAAGTGCAGATTGTGAAAAGTGTCAAGAACAAATAAAAATCCAGAACCGCCAGAACTATGAGAAGTATCACGAGGGACAGATGAACCAGAACCAGTTTATGGAAGCCAAGAAGCAGTTGGAAGAAGAAAGAGAACGACTGCATAAACGTGTACAGGAACTGGAAGAACTGATAAATGGTGAGAAAGAAATCCTGATGAAAAAGAATGTTCCAGTGGAGCAAATGTTGAAGTATTTAGGCTATGAGAAGCCGACACGAGAGATGCTGGAAGAATATGTGCAGGGAATATATGTGTATGATGATGGGAGAGTGGAGGTGGAATGGAGAAAAGAAAAATTTTAATCAATAGTTGTGGAGGTATTGAATATGGTAAAAGGAGTATGATATAATGAAAAGACATTAAAGAGAGGGAAGTGATATAATGGATATTTCTACTAGAAGAATGATTAATTCATTAGCAGAAGATATACTAAATGTATATGACATTTCTGTTCCGATTCAGAATATTGGTGATATTGTTGAAATATTAGGTGGTACTATCCAAAAAGAAACTTCATTTTCAGATGGCGCAGTTGAAAAGGAAGGGGATGGATTTAGGATTATTGTATCCCCATATCAAGACGAAAAAAGAGAAAGATTTACAATTGCGCATGAATTAGGACATCTCTTTCTTCATATGGGATATAGAACTAATAAAGAGTTATGGGCAAGACAAGAGAATAACATTTATCATCGAATAGGAAGCTCCGAAAAAGAATATCAAGCAAATGAGTTTGCAGCAGCTTTTTTAATGCCAGCATCGGAATATCTTACAGTTCTTAAAAGGATTGCGGACGGTAACGTAGTAGATACTTCCAAGATTGCAGAGTATTTTAATGTGTCGGTAGAAGCTGCATCTAATCGAGGAAAATTTTTGGGGTATTTAAGATGGTAAAAGAAGATCAGACATTAAGTAAATATAGCAAGCTAATTGAAGATTTAAATATACAAAAGGAAAAAGTGATAGCTCGACGAACTGTTGAGCTATTCTTTTCTTTTGATATAGTAAATTCGTCTGCTTATAAAACGATGAATTATACTGGATGGTATAATGTAATTATTTCTTTGTTTAAAAAGATTCAGGCTAATGTAATGAAATTAATGCCAGGAGCAGAGATGTGGAGAGTTTTAGGAGATGAAATTATATTTATTATTCCAATAAAGGAAAAACAAGATTTTTTTGTTTATACAGACAAAATATTCGAAATTTTAAATAATTTTGTATATCAATTAAAAACAGGAAAGTTTTTTGATGAATTGGAAGCTGATGATGCTGAAAAATTATTAATGAAAACACAGAATATTATTTCCTTAAAGGCTGCTGCGTGGATTGCAATTGTAGGAGAAGAAATACAACAAATAGAGAGGTATGATAATTTACTAGAAAGATATAAATTAAGAGAAGGATATGGTCTTATTGAGTTTTTAGGAAATGATATTGATACTGGATTTAGAGTAAAAAAAGAAACTGAAAATAGGCGTATGGCCATCAGCTTTGAACTTGCTTATATTCTTTCAAAGGATACAGATTATTTAAAAAATATATATATCATTACATATAAATCTTTAAAAGGAATTTGGCAAAATAGGATGTATCCTATTATTTGGTATCATGATCCCAAATATGCGGAAAATGTACAATTTGAGGATAGCTTTTTTTATGATGAAAAGAAAGAAAATACTTTAGCAAAAGAATATTTTTCAAATAGAGAAAGACCTGTTTTGAAAGAGGAAATGTATAATGATGTTTATGGTGCATTAAAGAAAATATTATTTGATCAGAATTTGGCTGAAAAATTCACAAAAATAGAAAAAATAATAGAAGAATCACAAAACTCACCAACGATATCGGGGCATCTTTTGGAACCACAGTTTTTTTTGCGGCTTCATTGTGTAGCAGTTTGCTATGATAAATCTACAATGAAAATATTGATAATGAAACGATCAAATAGTCGGAAAAAGTATCCAAGTAAGTGGGAATTTGGTTGTGCCAAGGGAGCATTAGAGACTTCATTGAGTGTACAGATTGAACAAGAGTATTATGAGGATTTTGGATTGAAAATCCAAGTTGTTTGTGATGCAAGAAGGGATGATGAACAACCTATACCATTGGCACTGTATGAGGTTGAAAGTGAACAGGGAAAAGATAAAGGAGTCATTTCCTTGGCAGAAATTATAGAACCTTATGATATAACAAATTTTGTGGAAAACGGCAAACATTCAAGTGTAAGATGGATTTCAAAAGAAGAAGTTGAAGATTTTAAAGAAGATGCTGTTAGGGATTTTAAAAATACATTGAAATTGGCTTTTGAAAAAATGGAGGAGATAAATGGAAAATAGTGATGATAGAAATTCAGCAGTATCCATATTGGAAAATACATTTTCAAATATTAATAATTGGCTGAGTTTTGCAGAGGCAAAAAATGCAGCTTTAATTGCATTTAATATAGCTGTTCTTACAGCAATGTTAGGGAGCGTAGATGTGTTGAATAAGAACGTACTATATTATATAATCAATTGTGCTTTGATAATATCTTCAGGATTAGCATTTATGTCTTTTAAACCTAAAACGGGAAATAATAAAAGAACAATACAATCGAGCAATGATGCAGATAATTTATTGTTATTTACTCATATTGCAAAATATACAAAAGAAAAATATTTAATTGCGGTATATCGAAAATATTTGAATATAATAAAAAGAGAAGAAGATTTATCCAAAATAGAATTAGATTACGCGGATGAAATAACATATAATGCACAGATTACTGTTAATAAATATGCATGGTTTAACAGAGCGTTATGCGTAGATATTGGTAGTATGTGTTGTATTTTAATTTTGATTATTATTGCATGAGATGGAGCAATGACATAACATCCGCCCCACCTACTTTGTGACAATTATATAACGTCCTCTATACAGAAATATGCGGTTTTAAGCCATTTTTGTGGCAAAAAAGCCGCATATTTTTTGTAGCAATGACTTGACATCCTCGGGGCGATTATGTCTTGCAGAAAGTATTCCATTATAGTTGAAAAATAAGCCTTTTCGTGAAAAACAGTCGTATGTCTGTTATTATCCGGAAAATTTATCACTGTAATGTAAGCGATGAATAATCACCCGGTCACGACTTCCTGGGAACCTTAAATATTCAGGTTCCCACGTTCTTCAGGTCTTACTTTTTCGATATCTATGATCCCGGTACATCTTTCTTTTATAAAGTCACTCCATGGCAGCAGCTGTTTTATGCCTGCGGGCTCATTTTTATAGTCCGGCATATACAGCAGCAAGGTGTAGAGATAATGATAGATGTTCAGGTTATTGGCTTTCGCTGTTTCTATGAGACTCAATACAATGGCACTTGCCGTTGCTCCATCAGCAGTATCATGAAACAGAAAGTTTTTACGCCCCGTCACATAGGTTTTTGCCCGACGTTCCGCTGCATTATTAGAGATCTCGCATCTTCCATCCAGTAGATAATTCATAAGGGTCTCTTTATGATTAAAGGCATAGTTTACCGCTTTTTCAAGCTTACTCCCGCCAGCAGGCTCCAGGGTTTCCAACCATGTCCAGAATTCATTCCAGATGGCAGGTTCTGTTTCCTGGCGTTTCTGTTTTCGTTCTTCCTGTGGAAGTTCTTTGTAGAGACGTTCCATATAGAAAAGACGGTTACAGAATGCAACTCCTTTTTCGGCAGGGAGCAGGGAACTGTCTTCTGCAGTTCCCTGCGGAGGTTCTGCAAGTTCCTGTTCAGAATTAATGTCCAGAAGTTTCAGCTTTTTCTGACGTGCTTTTGGGACTGCTTCAAAGAACTTACGCCTGCAGTGGGCAAGACAGCAGACCAGGACAACATCTTCGATCCTGCCGTATGCACTATACCCATCACACTGGAGCATCCCAGTGAAACCATGGAGAAATTCTATCGGATAATCCCCGCTCCGTCCGAGTCTGTAATCATACAGGATGATCGGTGGTTTTCCATCAGTCCCGCTCAGGTAGATCCACATATAGGATTTTGAAGTGGCAGTTTTTCCCTCTTCATGAAGCACCTGACAGGGTACCTCGTCTGCATGGAGGATCTCTCTTGCCAGCAGTTCCTGATGCATTACTTCATAGACTGGAGAGAGATATTCCAATGAACAGTAATTGTACCAGTGCGCTGCAGTTTCTCTTGGGACAGGCACCCCTTTTTCCATCCAGTCTTTTGACTGACGGTAAAAGGGAAGGTGCAGAAAGCTTTTCTGGTACATGACCATTGCCACCATATCCGGCGATGCGGGACTATGGGCAAGAAGCGGTGTCGGTGTTTTTGCCTCTACGATCATTGTTTCATCCTCCTGCCGACATACAGGACACATAAGGGTTTCCTGCATGTAATGGACCCTTACCACTTTTGCCGGAGTGATACGCAGTTCTTCCCGGACAAACTTATACCCCAGGTGTTCCATCGGGGAACCACAGTCCGGACAGATCCTTTCTTCCGGGGGAACATCGCAGGAGATCTCTTTTATGGGAAGGGCCTCATACAGATCTGCACGAACAGACTTTTTTCTTCTGGTCCGTGTATGTTCTTTTACAACGGTCACCGTTTCTTCCTCCTGATCAGGACGCCTGATCTTTTCGCTGGATGTTCCAAAGATCTTCCTTTTCAGTTCATCTATCGTCTCATTCAGGTTCGCAATAGTACTGCGGAGCTCTTTTATGGTAGCTCTGAGATCCACAATGGTCTGTTCCTGTTCTTTATTCGTGCTTAATAAAAGCTGGATCATATCTTCTGTATCATGAGGCATGGCATTTCCGTCCTTTGTTTTCTTATCCCTATTATAAAAGAAGTACGGAGATATGGCAAACAGACGGGACAGATGGTACTGTCAATCTGACGGTACCTCAGTTGTGGATATCTTTCCTAAAAAAATGAAAGATATGCCTGTATGCTCATTCTTTTAGGAAAGATATCCACCTGCTGTTTTAAAACAGATGTTTTTTTGAGTCTCATCCACATCGCATTCGAAAGGAAAAAAGAAAGCAGTGGATAAGTGTCTGGCGGCTGCCTGCTGTCACGGATATAGAAAATTTAAAATTCTCTGTTTTGCACAAAGGATCAGAAATCTTTTTTTCTGCCTGTGCCTTTGATTGCTTTTGGCTGATCGATGGAAAGACCTTCCATAAGCCACCGGAATTCCTGACGCGTCAAAAGACGGGCTTCCGAAGCATTCCGCGGCCACTGGAACCTGCCGTTTCCGTCAAGCCTTTTCTGGAGCAGCACAAAACCATCCTTATCAAAATGGAGTGCCTTAAGTTTCCGGCTATCCCTTCCGCAGAAAAGATAAACTGCATTTGCATACGGATCGAGTTCATATGTATCGCGTATGATAGCCATAAGCCCGTCGAAACTTTTTCGCATATCTGTACGTCCGGTGATAACGAAGATCTTAGACACACCGGACAGATCACCTAACATAAATCCTGCAGCGCTGATAACGTATGAAATATGGTCTCACGGTCTGCTGCGTTGGTGATCTCAATCTGGAAACTGTGATAAGTGATTTTTATAACAGAGTCTGGAATGGTATCCGTTTTGAGCTGCACTGAGGATGGGCAGACTGCCGGTTCCTCAAAAGAAAGCGGTACAACTTCCTGTTTTCCTGAGAAAGAAGAATGGACTGGTTCCGGTATCTCACAGGCTTTTTGTCGAAGTCTTCGTATCTGGTAATAAAAGTTGCTTGTATGGATATGATGTTCCTGACACCAGCATTTATCAGAAAGACCACTGGACCGGCATTCCTGGATCAGATTCAACCATTCTTTATCTGTACGTCTTGGATTTTTTTTAGGCATAAAAATTCAACTCCTGTTTTTTATTTGGAGTGAGATTAGCACAGGTACCAGAAGAACTGAAGTGAAATGGTCCTAAGTGCAAAAAACTGGAAAAGTTATAGAGATACCACTCCTTAGAGGGATTATCTCATAAATTTTGGATACTGAAAAACCGGTGGATTATTCATCGCTTACGATGCTTCTGGACGCAGGACATACAAAATTGCAGGGATTTTTAAAGAAGACGATCTGCAGGGAATCCGAAGATTCCAGGGATATGCAGAAACACTCTTCGAAGTAGGACTGCAGGTCGATGACCGCCATATCTGGTGGTTCCATTCCAACCACGAAATGTGGATTCAGAATAAATATAGTGTTGAGTATTCCTTGGATGATTTAATGGAATGTACAGCCCTCGTTTGCTACAACGATATGCTGGCAGAAGAAATCTACCACGACCTCAGTCAAAAAGGAATCCGCATTCCGCAAGACTTGTCAATTGTAGGATTTGACAATCAGAATATCAAACTGGATGGCGATTGCTACCTCACCTCAGTCCAACATCCCCGCCGAAAACTCGGAGAGACGGCGGCGAATTTAGTGTGGGATATGATTGAACAGGGATGTAATGTTGCGCCTGCAGAACCGATTATTATGCCGTCGACGATTGTGGCTAGGAATTCGATTATAAGGAGATTCTAACTTTCAACAGTAAGCTCTATGCTATATTATAAATAAGGCTATCCCATTTTGATAGCATCTATTTCCTATTCAAAAATTTTTATTTTGGGGTATATCAGTTGTTAGTTTTTGTTCAATTTCATTTGCGATTTTTTCACTAATTATATAAATGTCTTTCATTTTAAGCAAAGTAAATAACTTATGAACGTTCTTTTTAACATTAATAAATTTAACATTATCTAATACTTTAGATAATGTTAAATTTATTTTAGCGATTCTTTTGATTATCGCTGGATGTTCTTTTTGATCTTTAAAAATGTTAAATTCAGATTTACCCACCATTTGCACACTAACAATTAACGGAACATATATAGCTACTAGTTGATGAATGCTATAAGATGATGTATCATTTGAATAAGCACTTTCTAAATATCTAAATGCAAATTCTATTCCAAACTCATCAGCTTTTAATTCTTTTATTTTAGCATTTTCGGAGTTTTCATTATCGGAATCAGTATGCCCTAAATAATGATGTCCTATTTCATGTCCTATTAAAGTGGCTAATGCTATTTCATTTATTTCTCTACTATACGTTATATAAACGTCTGTAAAATTATTTCCAGATTTTTCGTATTGAGCCATATCATATTGTATTTCATTATATTCCTTAGTTTCGTCAGAAGCTGTCTGGAATCTTTGCAAATTTATTTGCAATAATTTAGTAAAAAGTTGCTTTTCCGCTGATAAGTGACTTTTATCAATCATATAATAAGAAGCCCATACATCAGATAATAATCTTATTTGATGATCCATTTTTCTTGAAATTTCTATATAATAGGAGTTATCATAATATTTAGGATATGCTCTTCCAATAAATATATCTTTCTCATCTACATTCCCAATTTTTAAATTATTTATAAGTTCTAATAATCGTTCATCTTCTATTTCTTTTTTTGCATAATCAATTATTAAATCAAATACCATATCATTGCTATGTGTAAGTTCATCTTTTTCCAAAAGAGAACAAAGTTCTTCTAATTCAGACTTTGAAATATATGCAATTGCGTTTTTTTCATCGCATTGATTAATAAGACTTTCTGTTTCTTCTAATTGAATGTGAATTTCATTTCTTCTTTCTTTAAAAATGCTATCTGCAATATTTTTATCTTCTTCCATAATAAATAATTTCCTACCTTTCATTTATATTTTGAATCATTTATTGAAAATATTATACATGAAATTCTGATATAATGATATTAATAAATTTATTACAAAGAAAATATTCTTGGATAACAAATCAGTGTATAATAACAAAGATATAATTGCTAGATTTCAGTAATCATATGTTTGAAAAGTGCCAACAAGTAATAATGGTTAAAACCGGGTAATTAAACTTGTTGAGGGTTTGTCATGAGGAGCTGGTTTGAGGATTCTTTATGAGGATTTCTGCTTGTATGAAAAAAGATGGATCAGTTTTTCGGCTGACCAATCCTTTTTACTTTAATAGGGTAGAGGGAGAATAATTATCTCGCCCCTCCCATTGAACCGTACGTACGGGTCTCGTATACGGCTCTACAACTTATATTCCAACTTTTGCTAAGTAATAGGATAAGGGATTGAGCAGACCAGCTCCATCTTTTATCCTATTTTCAAGTAAATCTTTACTGATAATGAAATTCACCACGTTCATTCCACTTCTTCTGTACCACCCAAGTCTTGAATTTGCAACTTTATGAATATCTTCCTGACTGAATCCGTTTCGGTTCTTCCTGTTTAGATAACTTAGGTTTCTGTAGATGGTTTTCGGCTTCTTCCATTGCTTCATGACTATCATTCTTATTTTGTGTCTTAGTCATTGTCCAAGCTCTTCGGTAGTGTAAAATAGTTTGTGTTTTTGGTAAAAAATAACTCCTTTTTGGTAAGAATTCAGATATGACAATTCTTATCGAAAAGGAGTATTTTTTATGGCAGTTGCAAAGGAACAAATTCGACAGATCATCTCAGAAAACAACATTAATAGCGTTGCAGATATATACACGCTTCTGAAAGACAGTTTCAAGGATATCCTGCAGGAGCTGATGGAGGCAGAACTGGATGCAACTCCTGGCTACGAGAAAAACCATAAGGGAGATCTACAGACAGATAATAAAAGAAATGGTCATTCTACAAAAAACTTAAAGAGTCAATACGGTGAATTTCAAATCGACGTACCAAGAGACCGTAACGGTGAGTTTGAACCAAAACTCATCCCTAAATACCAGAGAGATATTTCCGGGATTGAAGAAAAAGTGATCTCTTTATATGCCCGTGGTATGAGTACACGTGACATCCACGACCAGCTTCAGGATCTTTATGGGATTGAGCTGTCAGCTGAAATGGTCAGCAAGATCACAGACAAGATACTTCCTCAGGTTAAAGAATGGCAGTCCCGTCCTCTGAACCCGGTTTATCCGTTTGTCTTTATGGACTGTATTCATTATAAAGTACGTGAGGATGGCAGGATCCTGAGTCGTGCTGCGTATGTAGTGCTTGGTGTTACAGTGGAGGGATACAAAGATATCCTCAGCATCACAGTAGGTGCAAATGAAACCAGCAAGTTCTGGCTTGGAATGCTCAATGATCTTAAGAACCGCGGAGTAAAAGATGTTCTTTTCTTCTGCGTGGATGGTCTTCCGGGTTTTAAAGAAGCTATTCAGGCAGTCTATCCGCAGGCAGAGATCCAGAGATGTGTGATCCATATGCTACGCAATTCTTTCAAATATGTAAATTATAATGATCTGAAAAAGTTTTCCTCGGATTTCAAAGAAGTGTACAATGCTCCGAACGAAACAGCCGCTTTAACAGAGCTGGAGAACATGAAAGAAAAATGGGGGAAGAAATATCCGTATGCGATCAGTAACTGGGAAAATAATTGGGAAGATGTAAGTTCCTTTTTCCAGTTTTCTAATGATATCAGACGCATTATGTACACGACAAATATCATAGAAGGATTAAACCGTCAGTATCGGAAAGTCACGAAAACAAAAAGCGTATTCCCAAGCGATTCTGCATTGGAAAAGATGCTGTATCTTGCCAGTGAGAACGTAGTCAAAAAGTGGACGCAGAGATACCGGAACTGGGATCAGGTATTGAATCAGCTGATCGTCCTTTACGGAGAACGGCTTACTGCTTATCTGTAAGAGAAAAGAAAAGCAGGAATGGGGAAGCTCTTTTAAGCCCCGCATTCCTGCTCTCTGTCTATTCCTTCGGCATTTATATTATTGCCAGAAATTTCCGATCCTATTCCAGAGGTTAGGTGTGGGCAGAGCCCACAAAAGGCAATAATGATTACGATGTTTATCTGGGACCCGGTGAATATTATGCTCTGATAGACTATAGCGAAGGGGTTGATGTGAAAGTTCCCATCTCCATCCGGGTTCCGGATGAAACACCTGTCCTGACAAAAACAGGTCCTGACAGATATGAAGCAACTTGTGAATTACTGAGAAATCTTTACACAATGCCAATCAAACTCCTTCCTCTGTTGCTAAATATAAAAAAGTATTCAAAGAAAGACCCTGGCTGTTACACGCAGAGTCTTTCTTTTTTAGGAATCTGTATTAATTACCCAAATGGATTATTTAACTTTAGCAGTTTCCAGATTTGACCACTTACTGAATACTTTGTTATCGTTTTCAGAAGCTGTTCTGTTCCAGGAATGTACTCCTGCATAATATGTTCCTGCAGGAATGTTCTTAAATACAGCTTTGCATACACCTGGTGCAACATTTAATTTTTTGTATTTTCCATACTGATATGGACGTGTCTCTCCGTGTTCTTTCTTGGAACCTTTTCCGAGAACTACGTCATATCCTGTAGAATTAGCGGATTCTTTGTATGTTACAGTGATTGTAGAACCCTTTGTCTTAACACTGAGGATTTCTGGTGTGTCTGGTGTTATTGCAGTTACAGAGAATGGATAAACATTAGACCATTCGCCGAATACTTTCTTACCATTTTCATCACGTTTCCAAGCATGGCAATATGCATAGTATGTTCCCTGCTGAACATATTTAAATGCTGCGGTTGTCTGAACCTGATTCTTAACAACATCGATACGTGCTTCCTTATCTGAAGGATCTTTAGATGTAGAGATTACATAATCATATCCGGATGCACCATCTGCTTCGTCGGAAAGAATTACTGTTGCTTTGTTACCAGATACTTTAACAGTATTGATTACTGGAGCACCAACTTTAACAGCGTCAACATCAACTTCTTTGGAACCAGTATAATTTTTGCTGTCAGCTTTAGCTGTTACAGTTACTTTCTTTCCGTCTTCACTGAATTTAACATCATATTCCTTGGATGGAACAACAACGGAACCATTCATTACGGTTACATTTCCCTCTTTATCAACAGTTACGGTTGTGTTCTTAAGATCTTTTGCTACAACTTTCCATGTAAGTTCTACATAAGAACCGTCTGCATCTGTCTTAATGTTGCCTGCGCCCCATGATGTAGTATCTAATACATAACCATCTTTTGCATATAATTTTGCTTTTAAAATCTTATCTTTAGCAGTTACGTTAGAAGCATCGCCTACTGTTTCAATCTTATAGTCAGAATCATCTACAAGAGTTTTTCCATTTACAGTAACGGTTACTGTTGGTTTGACTGCGATTCCGCCAGCATATTCAGTATTTGCTACTTTGACATCAGATTTCTTAATAGCAATAGCACCAATCTTAAAGAATCTTGCGTTAGTATAAGTTGTTTTCTTATCCGCAAACTTGTTAGCATCTGTATTTTTGTAATTACCTAATGCATTTACATAGATGGCAGCAACTTCTCCACGAACATTGTTGTAGTATTTAACTTCGTAATCAGTGCCTTCTTTATATTTGGAATCAGCTGGTTTGTAAGTTACTTTATCAAAAGTATGCTCTGTTCCATCATTTGTAAAGATTGGCGCAAAGGATGAAACGCCACTTTCAGATGTAGCTGTTTTATCAAATCCAACAACCTTTCCATCTTTCCAAAGTGTAAAGGTTCCATTTTCATTCAATACTGCCTGTTCAATATCAAATTTGAATGCATTTGTTCCCTCGAAGTTTGGATTCTTAGCAGTATCTTTCACTGTAAGTGTTGCACTGCCTGCTTCTTTTCCTGCATTTACATTTGCAGAAGAACTAGCTGGATATGTAATTTTAATATCAGCAAGGTCTGTTGTAAGTGTTTCATCGCCAAGTTTAACATCATATTCTGTTAATGCAGGTGTAAGTTTATTTCCTGTATAAGTAAAGTTACCAGCAACAGAGTTTTTCTTAGGAGTAATAGTCACTTTTGACAGATCTGCTTTATTAATAGTAAACTCTACAGTCTTTGTCTTAGCTGCGCTGTAATCACCTTTACCTTTGATTGTAATCTTAGCTGTTCCCGCATTTGTTGCATTTACAGTAGATACTACTTCATAATCAACATCTTTTACAAGTGTGCGGTTACCATCTTTTACAACTAAATCAGGTTTGATTTCTTTTCCTGTATAAACGAATGGAGCACCAACTACAGTTACATCTGCGTTTGCAATGGATAAAGTAGCTACTGTTGTATTCTTAGATGCTGTTACACCGCCTGTTAATTGAGAGATGCCATAATTTTTATATGCATCACTTGTTGTGTCAATTTTGTCTGCTTCTTTTACAGTAGTAGTTAACTTTGTTCCATCAACTATTTTACCACTACTGAGAGTGCTAGAATCAGCAGCAAATGTAGTTTTATAGAGTGTATCCGGTACATCAATTAATTTTTCAACTTTTTCAAATTTAACTGTAGATCCAACAGTTTTCTTAGTCCAGGTATATGTCTTAGCCTGTACTTTGATATCGGATTTTTTCAGATATTCAGAAGCCTCTGTCTTAGAACCGTCATAAGCTACTGATTCTGGAACAGTAATTGTAGTTGACATGATTTCTGCGGGTTTAATTGCAAATGTACCAATGCATTTTTTACCACCTAATGTACTACTGATTCCCTGTAAATAAACTTTGGCTGTACCAACATTAGTGTTGTTTTCATAAATCACCTTATAATCGGTACCAGCTTTCAGAACAACATCAGTAGACCCTTTAATTACAATAGTACCTAACTGATCGGCAGTTTTTTCAACAGCAGAACCGCCCTGATAGAATTCATCACCTAAGTCAGTTGAAGAATTTAATTCTGTATTAGCAGCTAACTGACCATCTTTAGTAACTAAAGTAGCATCTGCAATGTTGTTCTGGGCAACATAAAGATTAATAGTCTTTCTATTAATCACATTCTTCGTAGTATCTGTTGGTTTTACAACAACTGTATAAGTACCTTCTCCACCTTTATGGATTGCATCTGTATCAACTTCAATATCCACATTATCCATAAATGTTGTATTAGTGCTAAGAGTTTCTTTTCCTTCTGAGATTGAAAGAAGCTTCTTAATATCTGCTTTAGTGATATTCTTTGATTTCAAAAGTCCAATACTGATATCATCAATTGCACATGTACTTAAATCGCGGGCAACAACAGTAGCTTTCTCTGCTGTAGTATATCCAATACCTTTGCTGGAATCAAATGCACCTACCGCATAGTTACGATTCAACTCGTCATCGCCTGTTTTAGTAATAGACACTTTCACTTTTGCAGAATCACCAGCATTTGTAAGAGTACCATCAACCAGATTAACACTAGTAATTGCTTTAGCCTTTAATGTGTTTCCGGAAATATTGCTCTTTAAGGTAAAGTTATCTTCTACATTTGTTAACAGATTAATAGCTGAACCTGTATATTTATACTGAGTCTTCTTTAAGTTAACAGCTAAATCATTTTTTGTCTTATCTGTTAATTCTTTATCAGAATCAGAATATGCAGCAGGTGTTTTCTGGCTAATAGTCATATTAAACGTAAGAGAACCCTGGTATCCAGGCTTATTAACAGTTGCAGTAACCTTGACAGGTTCACCAGCTTTTGTAGCATTCACAGTATCACCATCATATGTGAAATTGAAATCAGAAGCTGTGATACCAGCAGTAGAAGCATTATAACCTGTAGCATATGTAAGATTTACATCGCTTGCTTTTAATGTTTTTGCTGTACCATCATAAATTAAAGCATTATTCTGGCTGATTCCAGCAACAATACTTGTTACATCAATGGCTCTTGAATTATAGGTACATTATGGAAATTTAATTGATTTCTCCAACGAACTTGTAGAAAATCCGGATATTCTGGACTTTCTCTCCGTCGATGGTCTGAGGTTCAGATACCTCAATCTTTTCGATAAGACGGTTTACTATGGCTGTGGTCAGCTCTTTGATCTCTGCACATTCTGCCATTTCATTGGCAAGCTGTTCCACTTTGCAGGTGCTGTCCTTCAGATTGTCAGCCGTAGTTTTCAGTTTTTCAATTTCTTCGGTTGTTTCTTTCTTTTCCTGTTCAAAATGGGTGGACAACATCCGGAACTGCTGTTCTGACACAAGCTGCTTTGTAAAATCCTCATACAGCTTGATGAACTGTCTGTCCGATTCGAGGAGCTTTTTCTCCAGTTTCTCCAGCTTTTTCTGGATATTTTCCCGGTTATTCGCCGCTGTCATATCCATCTGCCCCAGTACATTCCGCATGAATTTCTCCCGGTTTTTTATGACCTTTTTTGCATGGGTCTGGATGTCCGCAAGTACAAGTTTCTCCAGATCGTCCGCATTGATGCGGTGCTGGCTGCAGAACCCGGTTCCCCTCACACGGTAGATGCGGCACTGATAAAAAGTCCGTTCGATGACTGGCTTCTCTTTATTCCTGCCATCGGTATGCACCATCAGGGTACTTCCGCAGTCGGCACATTTTAAAATGCCCCGGAACTTATTCTCATACCCGGAAGTACAGGGCTTGACTTTCGTATGGCGGTCAAGGATTTCCTGCACCGTATCCCATGTGTGTTCATCAACAAGTGCCTCATGGTCACTGGGAATAATGGTTCGCTCACTCATGGGGATATAACCCCTTGTTTCCTGCTTGAAATGCTTCTTATCATATTTCTGCACCCAGAAATAGCCTTTGTAAAGCGGGTTGCGTAAAATCCGGATAACGGTTTCCTGTTTCCAGTTATAGGCATCATCTTCTTTTACCAGAAACTTTCCAAAATATTCCGGTTTATAATATGCCGGCTTTGGGATTTTCTGTTCATAAAGGATTTTCCCGATTTTATTGTTTCCCATTCCCTGAAGTGCAAGCTGGAAAATATAACGGACGGTTGGTGCGGTTTCTTCATCAGCAATCAGGTGGTTTTTATCCTCCGGGTCTTTCTGATACCCGAATGGTGCGTGTGTTCCCATGAATTTTCCCTGGCTTGCCCGGATGTACTTACCTGACTTCACCTTTTTAGAAACATCCCTTGAATAAAACTCATTAAGAATGTTCTTAAACGGGGTAATATCCATCTCACCGCTGTTTGCGGAATCCACACCGTCATTCACGGCGATATACCGTACCTGATGTTTTGGGAAAAATACCTCGATATAAGCACCGCTCTCCAGATAGTTCCTGCCTAATCTCGAAAGGTCTTTTGTGATCACACAGGTAACTTTTCCTGCTTCGATGTCCGCTATCATCTGTTGAAAGGACGGACGGTTGAAATTCGTACCGGAATAACCATCATCTACATAAAACCGATAATTATAAATTCCCAGTTCTTCTGCTTTTCTTGTAAGGATCGCCTTCTGGCTCTGGATGCTCATGCTCTCGC